ATCTCTGTTCAACACTTAAATATTCACCATTAAGTTCTCCTGAAGTTATTGCTTCCTGCTCTTTAATAAACTCATCAATATTATCGCCCCAATTAGTCTTATCAGCCTCAATAAGTTCTGTCATCTCTTTTTTAGACAAAGCTCCCATACCATATTGTTGTATGGTCTTAAGAATCTCTAATATAGTTTTATTCTCTTTGTCTAAGAGTTCTTTATTGGGCATTAGCTTGTTGCTGTTGCTTTAAATTTTCTTCCTCAATATGCTGTTGAAGTAGAGCCACATAGATGTCTCGTTCCCAAGGCATCATATTTTCAATCTCTGTTAAGCTATATTTATGGTACTGCATCAAGGCAAAATTCAGTTTGAAGTAACTCTCCAAACTCATATGCAGTAGGGCTATGCGAAAAAAGACGCTAAACCCTCCAAAACTACATCACTCTTCACTTTTGTCTTGGGGTTAGTAACCTTGACCGTATGAGATAATTTAGGCATGGTCTCAAAAAATGACTCAATCTCTTTAAATTGATTGGTATTCATTTGCTCTAAGAAATCCTTCATTTCTTTCTTAGTACAATCAGCAGCAGTCCATACTTCATCTTCAGTATAAACCTTATCAATACAAGTTGCGATCAAATCAAATGATTGATCCATTACATTTTCATTAAAATCAAAATTGTTCTTAATAAACTGTTCAAGTGATGGATACTTCATCTCCATCATAATAGAGTCATCTACTTTGATTTTATTAGTGTGCTTGTCATCTCTCTGAACTTCAATCTCATCAAGGTTAATAGTTACTGGAACCTGAGTCTCTTCATCATCAGGACAAATAATATTAACTTCTAGATCCTCTCCAACAGATTTACCACGAATATTTAAAAATAAGTATTCAATATCAAATGTAGGTAGATTTTCTACTTTTATTCCCTTAGAGAGAATGCAACTCTTAAGAACTGCTTTAATAGCATTTGTAATTTGCTTATTATCTTCACTCTCTAGAGCAATCACAAGAACCTTCTCTTCTTTTACAAGAAATGGTCTGTATTTGACAGTCGCACCTGTCGAAGGCAACTCTAACTCATAAGTCGGAGTCGCAATTTTTGGTAAAGGCATAATTTACTTTAGCACTTCAGTATTGTTATTTAGTGGGTTTATCTCAAAGCTTCTTGAACTAATCCACCAGCAACATCTCCAAGAAAATCATTCCCTGTCAATCTATCTACAGCAGAATTTACAAGTCCACCTGCAAAACCTGCTAAACCACCAGAATTAAACTGTGATTGAGTAAATGGATTTGATTGAGAATATGCTGCGGTCTTATGTAAATTCTTTAAAATATATCTTACATAACTCAGGGATACTGTGCATTTTAATAATGAAGATGTGTCATAAGAAACAGGCATAGAGTTTATTGCTAAAGGAAATACTCTAATAAACTCATATTGTAGCAGATTTTGATGATCTTTCTCAAACTTTGTAACCTTTAATCCAGCAGAAGCAATATAACTATCAGGATATTTTATTCTATAGTCATAATTAGATTGCATCAATTGAGTGTCTTGATCTCTATCACTAATATTTCTACCATTAGTGATAAATGAAATCCACTGCTCAAAGAATTTGATTGGTTGGTATAATCCAGCATCCACATAAAAAGTTAAATCTATTCTATCATCAAATATTCTTCTATGAACATGCTTCTCTGTTACACCTGTTCTATCATTATTAATCTCAAATGTTGCTAAATTGGAACCAGGAAGAGATGCTTCTGAACACATCAACTGAATCTTATCTTGCTTACCAACACCTCTCCATTTAGAAAGCGCATTAATAATAGGAATCTCAACTTCAAAGTGAGAAGTAGTTGCTGGTCTTAATAAATTAGCCTTAATGTCTGAGACTCTTGCTACTCGTGGCATTTTATAAATACTTTTTGACCTTATATATTATGTATAAGAGATATGGCAGAAAGTATTAAGAGTATATTTAAACCGAAGAAACCAAAGAAATATAAGGGTGATATAACTAACATCATTTGCCGTAGTTCTTGGGAAAGAAGGTTTTGTAATTACTGCGATCTAAATGAAAATATTGTTGAATGGGGAAGTGAAGAATTTTGGATCCCATACCTATCTCCTGTTGATAAAAGAGTTCATCGTTATTTTCCAGACTTTATTATAAAGGTAAAAGAAAGCACAGGTAAACTTAAAACCTATGTTATTGAGGTAAAACCACTCAAACAAACTAAATCACCCAAGAAAAGAAAAAGAGTGACTAAATCATATCTTTTTGAATGTAAGACATATGCTGTAAATCAGGCAAAATGGAAATCAGCAGATGAATGGTGTAAGGATAGAAAGATTGAATTTAAGATTATAACAGAAAAAGAATTAGGGATCAAATGAATAGAATTGAAGCAGTAAAGGATGAACTAGAAAAATCTGTTAATGATCCTGAAGATCTAATGCTGATCATTATGGAGGCATTAAATAATACTGTGACTCCCATTCCTGAAGTAGGACAATTCTATACCTTTATATACAACGCAAAAACTCCTAATATAACATATGATCAACATCCTCTCATTGCATGTACAGATTTGCAGTCATGGGGATTTAAAGGATTAAACTTTCACTGGAGACAATCTCGTAATTATACATGGGAAGAACTAGCAGGACAACTGTATATTGTTGATTATGATGAACTAGATGATCTTCTCAGATTTCCTTATGGGAAATTCATTACTAAATAAGTAAAAAGACTATATCTAATGTCTGCAGTCACTAGCAAGATTAAAGGGGTCAGTATTGGCCAAGGAAGAAATAAATCAAAGGTGTTTACTGGAACCAAAGTAACACCAACGACAGATTCTAGTGGAAATAAAACATATAAAGTAGAAATTATTCAATATGATAATGCAAAAGGTGAAGGTGGAAGAGTAATAGGAGAAAGAGATTCAACCAATTCAAATAAAATAAATTGGAATAGTAATGCATCAGGAAAAATAAAGCAAAATCAAAATAAAATAAGTAATGAATCAAAACATGCAGTAGACACTATAGAATCACAAGTTGCATCAAATTCATCAGATAAATCAACATTAAACAATTCAAACGGATCTAAAAATAAAGGAAAGGAGTCTGATAATAGTCAAGATGAACCAAGATTAAGTAGTGTTAGTCAAGCAGCAGATGTTCTTAATGCAGGAGCAGGTAAAGCTGCTGCTGGTACAAGAGAAAGTGGGTTTGGATCTTATGTGTTCCCTAGAAGTTTAAGACAAGGAAGAGATGGTCAAGACTTTCTGAAGTTTGATATGCTTAAATATGAACCAAGAGATTTTGATGATAAATCATTCTCCTTTAAGAAAAGAACAGATACAAATAAAAGAACTATAGGAACAGTTATTCTTCCTATTCCTGGTGGGATACAAGATGGGGTTGGTGTTGGATATGGTGATAGTCGCATGACTCCATTAGATATGGCAAAGGCTAATATCGCACTTACAACAGTATCTGAAGGATTTACTGCTGGTATTACTGAAGCAGGAAGAGCAGCACAAAATGTAGCAGGTGCATTTGGTGATAATAAAAAAGCACTTGCAGCAGTTATTGCAGGAATGGCAGCAGGAGGTCAAGATTTACTTACCAGAACTACAGGTGCTATTGCCAACCCTAATATGGAACTATTGTTTAATGGTCCAGAACTAAGAACCTTTAGTTTCCAATTTCTTCTTGCTCCTAGAAGTCAAGAGGAAGCAAAGACTCTTATTCAAATTCTTAGATTTTTCAAACAGGGCATGGCTCCAATTAGGACAAAATCCAGATTATTCCTTAAATCCCCTCATACCTTCCAATTATCATATAGAAATTCTAAAGGTCAAGATCATAAGTACTTGAATAAATTTAAGGAATGTGCTCTAGCAAACTTTGGAGTTAATTACACTCCAAATGGAAATTACTCAACATACGAAGATGGAGTAATGACTGCATATCAAATGACTATGACTTATAGAGAACTTAATCCAATATACAACGATGATTATGGTAATAGTGGTTCACTACCTCAAGAAATAGGTTTCTAAAATGTCAAATTATTTTAATTTAGTCCCAGATTTTGAATATGTCAGCAGACTTCCTGATGCTAAAATATCAGACTATATTACTGTAAAAAATCTTTTTAAGAGAGTATTCCTTAGAGAGGATATTTACCAAAAC